AGATTGGCGCTACAGCACAAATAATAATATCTCTTGCACCAGCCTCATATGCATCAAACACCCCCCTCAAAAGAGGACTATCTAAATCTGCGCCAAGTAAGTCGATAGCACTCTGGACTGACCTTATTCTCACTGGATTATTAAGCTCAATTCCATCCGCATGCCCCATCAATAATACGGTACTCGTATTAGACTGATTTAACTCTTGATAAATTGGCTTATAGTTAATAACAGCAGATTTGTTCGATGCACCAATGCTAGGAGATAATGTAACTGCTGATCCTTTTACTTGAAATTGTGAAACAATATTAAGATTGGTTAAATCAGTTACCGTTTGTGCAATAATTGAATAATTGCCTTCAAAAAAAGTTGTTGGAACAGTATAATTTAAAGTAAATTCATATTTATTTGTTCTCTCAATAAGAGATGTTCCTCTAGATGAGGGCGCTATTGCAGTCGAGCCTTTTAATGACCATGTATTCCCATACTGATCGGTATAGGAAGTTTTTCCTAAACTAAACTGATACGCGGCAAAATCTGCTACCGTTGGTCCACCTATTCCATTCCTGACAATTGCCCTATACATCTTGCCATTCATAAAATACTGAGTAGCGTTATTAAACCCGCCCAATTCCAACTGAGCAGTACCAGTATATAAACTCACCGAATAAGTCGCGGTAAAATCATATAAAAGAGTCCACGATGTAGGCTCATCTGTTTGATCATCCGCATAGTAAAATCTAATCCTAGACCCCCCTGACGAGTCCCTAGATATCATTGTTACCTTAATCCAATATGTCCTACCGTCAATGAAATTGGTCATACTTCCAGCTGGGATCGCTACAGAAGATGTACTTTGTCCATCATTAGAAGACCAAAATCTTATAACATTAGACTCCATTGCTAGTAAATAAGATCTTAAAGGTGTAGAGTTAACGTATTTTCCAATCAAAGCTTGATTAGTGGTAGGATTAGTCCAATCTGTTAAAGAGGTCCTAACTACTAATTCAAGATCTCTATTTCTTTCGATTCTAGCAGCTGTGCCAAGTGTGCTTACTGTAAGATTGTTTCCAGAACTTTCGATAAAAGATGTTGCGAATTGTACTTGCTTAGTGAAGTCTGCATCGAAAACTTTTGTTCCAGCACTAAATGCATTACGTGCAATAACCCTATAAAATCTTCCTGACGATAGATATCCACCAGCCTGTTCAGAGTAAGCTCCTATAATAAAAGGAGTATCAGTATTGAATAGAGCTCCAGAAGTACCTGCAATAGCTCCTCCAACATTGATCCAAGTAGTTGGCTCGATTTCTTGGTCTGCCGCATAATCGAAATACCATTGACCCGTAGAAGAATCTCTACGATACCTGAACCAATAAGATGTCCCATTCACAAATGGAGATGCTGTTGCACCCCAGTTCGGAGTTGAAATAGTGACGTTATCAATAGTGTAGTTTGCAAACATCTTTCCAGATGAATCAATTCCTAAAATAAAAGATCTACTTGGACCAGTATTTGTATACTTGCCTAATAAGCATTGATTAGTCGCATTCACGTATTTATCTAAAGTAGCTCTAACTGTTACTTCAAAGTTAGATAGATCTAAATAACTAAAATTAGGTGAGCTAGCATTGTCGGTGACGGACCATCCTCCTGAAGTGGTAACTCCGGTACGTGCGCCATATGTGGTGCCGTCAACAATTTTGGCTATTGATCCAGAAACAGTAACAGTTTTACCCGTTGATTCCACAAAAGATGTCGCACCAATTGTTTTGCTAGTAAAATCTATATCAACTAATTCTGTGCCACCTATTCCATTTCTAACAATAGTTCTATAAAATTTCCCTCCTGCAAAGTTTCCAGATCCCGAAAAACTGGATCCAACTTCGACAGGTGCATTAGCATTATAAATAGAAGTAGTGAAACCTAAGGCTGCAGGTTGTGTTCCTAAATCGTTCCAAACTGTCGGTTCAGTATCACTATCTAGAGCATAATAAAATTTAACCGAACATCCACCAGAACCATTGTCTACATCAAGAACAACCTTAAGCCAATAGGCATTATTGTCAACTAATGGAATAGATGGAGTGCATTGTCTGCTTTGCGCAGAACCTACAGATCCAGTTGGCCACCATTCGAAAACGTGAATACCATTAGTTTGTACACTCCATCTAAATTTTCTATTTGGATCTGACTGAGCTGTACTTATAAAGCAGTTGCTTACAGTTGGAGGAGTCCAGTCAGCTAGAGCTACCCTGCAAACAAGCTCAAGATCACCAGTAACATTCAGTGCGGTAGAGTATGGAACCGAGGCATAGTTTCCTGAAACGCTTGGTAAATAAAGAAACTTAGTACCTTCAATACCTAAAATGTCAAGAGCATTTGAATCTGGGGCATATATATAACTTCCAGAAATCCCTGGAATTGACGCATAACCATCTTGCTTCATAAAAGAGAAAGGACCATCAACTACAGGACCATTCGCATTATCTCCTCTAACTACAGAAAAATAAATATCAGAAGCTTCTGTTCCTCCAGTTGGATCATAGATCTGACTATCTGATGTAAATATAAATTTAAATTTTCCTGTTTGACCTTTACTTAAAGCTAACATATCACTTCTCTCTTGACGCTCCAACAGTCCAAAAAACTATTTTACCCAACTTGCCTCTGACTGCAGAAACAGCATTAATTCTATACATGGTATAATTTTTATGATTTTTCATAGAATAGTTTTCATATATCCTATCGCCTTCTTTGGGGTAAATTTCTGCCTCAAAATAGTACACAGCATCATATTTAGTGATAAGCCCATCTGCCTGCTCTTTAGTCGACAATGTATTAGCAATACCAGATTGACCGACCTGACGCGTAGTGACTCTTTCTAATGAGTTTGAGTGATTTCCATTTTGCAATATTCTTTGGATATGAACATCATGACCCCAGTCACGTAGAATTTTTCTAAAAGATCTTTTCGCATCAATCATATTTTCTTAGACCTCTTCTGGGCATTGGGTCATCCTTAACTGTAGATCTTCTGCCAGGACCATAAATATCTCTATCCGAAACATAAACAACTTTACCAGTTTCAGGATCAACAACTTTCCCAGAATAATTTCCACTTGGAAGACCTTTTGGTTGCATTGAAGTTGGTCCAACTTTCTTTGAAAGCATTTCTTTTCTCATCGCTGCAGATATTTGACACCATGTAGTTGCGTTATCTCTAGAAACTGAATTCCTTGGAATTGATTTATTCGTAACGCTAAAGTCCCCTAGATTTAATGACATTTCATCATCGCCACCAAACCCATACGTACGACTCAATTCACATGCAGTCGCAGCTTTAATGTATTCAAGAACATTAAAAGGAAGATTTGAACCATCTTCATCATCCAATAAACTATAAATATCTTTTACTTCTAAAGAATAATTATACACTATTTCAGCTATCTCAAGTGGAGATGCGTCAGGGAAATATGCTAATAACGATTCTGGGTCAATATAGAGCGGTGATATATCTGCTGCAAAAACAATTATTTCATCACTACCAAGAAAAACGGTAGGATGATACTCTGTTTCGGTAGAAGATACATATAGCTTTTGCTCAATCACAATAAGCCTTGCGGCCGCACCCTGATAATATGTTCCAACAAATTTAATAGTATATGTATCAGGTATTGTTGGAGTAAAAACGTAATAATAAACAGAAGATGAAACAGAAATAATTTGATTCTGATCAACAGCTAAAGATGTACCATCAAACTTCTTAATCTCTAAACTTATAGAGCTAATTGCAACATCAACATCATTTCCACTAGAATCAATATCTTTAAATTTTACTGTTAATTTAACAGAATCATTTACAACTACATTTTCCGACATGGACTCCCCTTATTAAACGTTTGATATTATAGTAATAGACAAAGAACCAGCTGGTCCAAAGTCGACCCCATTATTCATATCGATAACCGCATGTGTGCCATCTTTGTCTACTGATAGATTTGCATATCCGACCGAATAAGGATCATCCTTAAGAGAAGCAAGTGCATAAGCTGCAATATCCAGCAGGTCAGTAGTTGCTATTCCAAAAGCCGGTATATTTATTAATTCTAAAGTTGCAACCGTTTCCGAGTTAACAACTATTTCTTCAGAAATAACAATAACGATACCATTATAAGTCACAAGTGGTTGATTGTATTTAATTATATCGTTATAAAATTTCATTATTAGAACGTACCACCATCAATTGTTCCATTATTGAAACGATCTGAAACAGTAGTATGAGACCCAGAAGGATTAGTGCCAAGTTCTGCTTCAATAGCCTCTATTGCATCATTCGCATTCGTATGCTGTAAGTTATGTGGAACGATAACAGAATCTAAAAGATCATTTGCTCCTGGATTATTAAAATTATCTAATGAATTAGGATAATTAGTAGGCATCAGACTCCAATCTCTGCAGATACGATAACTTTATACTTATATCCGGATTCAAAATAATCTTTACCGTCAACATAATAAACAGGAGTTGCTTCTATAGATGGAAAATCAACATAAACTACTGGTCTCCAAGAATGCATAGAAATTTGAGTTTCCACTTTCTCCCAACGTGCTGGAGTTTTTTGAATCTTTTTCCGCAACACTTTAAAATATTGAGATGTCATAAAGTTCGAAGCTGGCCTAACATTAAAGCTAATAATTACTCTTCCATTATTTTCATCTTGATTTATATAAAATTCTCCAGAACTAGGAGATACTGACTCAATATAAAAATTAGGATTTTTAGCTAAGATCTGATATCCAGTTTCAATACCAGATCTTACAGACTTATCTTCAATAAGTACTTCATTAACAATTGTACCTTTAGGGCCTTCTAGCTGAGTTGGTGTCGCAGAATCAATCGCAGAAGTAAATTTAATTTGCTCTTCATTAACAACAATACCAGAAGAATCAACAATGTTGACTGCTCTTATAATATAGCTAGTATTCGCTGCTAAAACAGTATTCCAATATAGTGTAAGAGTGCGATTAATTTGATTATAATCAGTTAGCGTTTGAATTGTTTTAAAAGGAGAAACTACCTGTGAAGGAGTTGTAGAGTTAGTCTGAACAATAAAGTTAGCATTCAATAAGGACGATATTTTAACAGTGCGTCCAAATTTTATAATAACAGTGTTAGTACTAACTATCGCATTATCGATAAGATATAAAGCCATTTGATCTCCAAACTAATAACTATATAGATAGTAATTAGACTTAATAGAAAGCAAAAGGGACGGTAGAATCACTTCTACCGTCCCTCCGCTTCAGGGAGTTAATCGTAACTATAACGCCCTAAGGACTATCAGGCAACTGTCTTGGTTGGCTGAATTTCGTAGTTACGGACTAGTCTGACACCCTTAGCGACGGTAATACCTTCGCCATCACCAAGCATCACTATGTCATACCGTTCCTTCATCTTCAATTGACGGATGTCACGGCTAGGATCATCGAACTGATCGGTGCTCATGTCATCCTTTACGAGAAGACTACCAACCTCATTGCGGTCAATGAGGAATACATCGGACTTAGCGGCTAGTTCAAAAGTAGTACCAGTCTTAGCGGTGAAGCTTACGAATGGAGAAACTAGAACATTAAGACCCATCGGTGCGGTAGAATTAACTACGCCTTCCTTTGAATTAGGACGGAGACCCCAGCTAACGTTCGCTGAAGCACCTTCTGCGTGGAAGATAGAGTCCTTAAGGAAGAGTGACCACATTAGTGGGTGAAGGACGAAATCAGTGGGAACATGATTTTCAGCCATAAGAACAGCTGCCATGTCTACAAGGTCATCCCATGTAATGGTTTTATTGTAAGCGCCAGCCCAATCACGACCGGTTGTGTCGTCGTAGGAACCACTATCATTGTCATAAACAATGCTAGCAGCATCCTTGAACCGAGAAAGAGCGATCTGCTCCTTAAGACGAGCCATTGCCCGTCCAGCAGCACGTACGTGCATACCAACAATGTCCCAAAGGGAATCAGCAATTACCTCTTCGGTGAAAGCTAACTTTACACCTTTCTTAGAGACCTTGCCCTCAATTTGCTTTGCGAAGGCGAGTGCCTGTTCTGGATATTCTTGTCCTTCGGGAATCTCTGCTGCTTGGATTGCATTGACTGCTGGGAACTCCAATGAGCGCCCCTTGCCGAGGCGAACCACTGAGAGAAGAGGAGTCACCAATAATTGTGGCTCAGCCGCTTCTCTTAGAGTGCGTGAAATAACCTTAGGGAACAGCGCTGCTGCATCGGGTGATGCAAAAGCTTCTTTAATTGTTACCCGGTTATCTACGTCGATGTACCCGTCCTCAGTCAGTGCAGTCTCCCAAGCAGGGAGACCCGAGAGGAGCTCTTGGATTGTTTTACTCATCTTAGGATTAATCCTCCTGTGTTATATTTGTTTGTCAGAGTGTAAGATTGACACGGAATGCGCCAATCACATTAGTTACGTCCAGGTTTGAACGGATACCGAGCTTACCGCTATAGGTACCTGTACGGGTTAGCTCATATACAGTCTTCAGTGCACCTGGATCTGATGGAAGCTGCATGTAGCTGAGTAAACCATCATCGAAGTTGGTAGCGAACTTTTCAACTTCAATGACCTTTCCGACCTGAATCCACGGATAAGTACCAGCATCGCTTGCATTCAAGGATACTGGACGACCCATGTTATCGGCACGGACTAGACCACCAACAGCCACGTCAGCATTAACGCCATTGACCATTGGATATTCCACATATCCGTGACTAATAAAGCCTGCACCTTGCGAGGTGCCTTTATCAAACGGACGGTAGAGATCATACTGTGCGCAACCAATCGGAACTGAATAAGCAGGGACGCCAGGGTTTACAGTATCTGTAGCACCAGATGAATAGGCTGGTGTAGCACCATTCAGCGGATCCCATGAAGCAACTGTGTCGCCCCATATCTTAGCAGTTCCGGTACCATTAGCGGGAACGATGCGAGCATCGCCGTTTGCGTCAGCATAAACTGAAAGAATAGTTCCCTTAGGAATTACGATTTCAAAGCGATCATCTTCACTATCATAGTACCAGGTAGGGAGACCTGGGTGAGGAAGAAGATACGCGCTGGGGGCTGTGCCCTCAGAAACAACAAACCGACCTGCGCCAGTCTTTGTACCTACTTTACGAAATTTTGCTAAACTCATTTGTTATCTCCTTAAATTTCAGAGTTTACGTCTACCCATTAGGGCATCTACTAGGACTTGCTCGAAAGAATCAACTGGAGAAACATGAATTTCTTCTTCGACCTTATCGATTGTCACTACATTTTCTTCACCATTATTAATCTCAGCTTCAGAAGTTATCTCTGGTATAGTAATAAAATCAGAAATTCTCTTATTCACCTTGACAGGCATCTTTGCTAGATCTCTCAAAGAATCAGCCAAAGAAGAAGCTGTACGAGTAACGTGCTCAGCTAAAAGCTTTTCACGATCCTCAACAGATTCAATTCCAAGACCAATTTTAGTGTCAATAACTCTTTCAACCAGAGTCATATGTAATGCGCTTTTTAGTCTAGTATTTTCTTCTTCAAGAAGGGCAATCTTTACCGTAAGTTCAACAGCATCATGCTCAGGGCTTTCTTCAACCTTGAGATCATCGTGTTCTTGAACCTCTTCTTGAACTTCATCCTCAGTTGAGGATGACTCTACTAATTCTTCAGCATTTTCGGAATCTACATCTTCCTGTACATCCGCCTCTTCTGAGTTGTTAGTTGAGCTCTCTTCGACTTCCTCTTCGGAAGTCACATCTTCTGAAACTACTGTTTCCTCTGTAGAATCTTCAGACTCTTCAGTATTAGCAGCGGCTGCAGCGATAGTTGACAAATCTTCACTAAGGCCTACTGCCACAGCTAAAATGTCTTCATCCTTATTGACATCGTCCATATTTTGATTCTCCTTGGAATTAATAATGTCAGAATCTTCATTAGATAGTAATGAATCAGCTTTATGAATGTCACTTTCGCTCTCATGCAGAGCCAAAGCACTTAAGAAAGCGCCCTTCAAATGAAGATAAGTAGGCTTAGATTCTTTTTTCTTCATTTCCTTAAGAACAGATTTATTATCTTCAACTGAAGTAATATCTTCTGTTTCCATATGAAGAATAAATGCAGCGCTTTTCGCAACCCAATCGCTATGAATAATTTCAGAACCGCCATCACTAGCTAATTTAGTTGACCTAACACCAGACTTACTATCGGCAGGGAGATTTACAAACGAATACTCTTTAAAAGAAATATCTTGCATATCTATATATGCAACTTTGCCTTTGTAAACTTTGCCGCGCTTGTACTTAGCCGCTCTCGGTCTACCGGAACCATCTTCCTGAGCAAGGTCTTCTCCCGATATTGAACAAACAGCTTTTCCAGCTCTTCCGCCAACAGAACCAGTTAGATATCTTTTATCTAAAACCTTCTGTGCAGCAATAGGATCGGTGATAGCTACCTGAAGTCGAACAAAAAACGAACCATCTGGATCTTTATCCATCTTAGCTGCAATGACTCTACCAATAGCTTCTGAGTTAAGATCATGATTTAAAATAATAGGCTTAGGATAAGGTTCCACCCAAGATTGAAGAGCCTTTTCAAGCTCGCCTGCAGTGTAGTGATTGTAATTAGAAGTAAGACCTTCGTGAATCGCTGCGATCTCAATAATAAGCCCATGCTTAGAATTAAAAGATTCGGAAAAATCAATATTTGATTCAGAAAAATCAGGCAGTAGGATTGTAAAGCTCTCTACGAAATCTAATGACATTTTTTAATCCTTTAATTAAATTTAATCTCATGAATAATAGTAAATTTGTTTTTATAACATTGAACAAATTTATATGAATTTATAATGGATTATTGTACTTCATTTGACTGATAACAATAATCTCTGTGACGAGGATCTCCCTCACTTAAAAATCTTGCATACATGTTTTGCGACATAATATGCGGAGCATATATATACGAAGCTGAAAAAAGCTTATAATCCTTCTTGAAACATTCGTAAGACCAACCAACATCTTCGCCCTGCTCATGAACAACATAATCAACATTCTGATATACATTTTTTGACATCATCTTCGCGGCCATAATCACATCAGTTTGAAAATAAGAACCAATCGGATAACTTTGTTGACGAAGAGCTTTATTAGTTCCATCATTACGCCAAGTCATAATACTAGGATACATATCATAAATTGGAGTCATAAACATAAGAGGACTAACTGCATCCGCGCCAGACTTAATATGAGCAATCAATAACTCAAGTGTATTTGGGTTTTCCAATAAAATATCAGAATCTAAGCTAAAATAAAAATCTGGTTCAACTTCTCTTGCGGTTTGCAAAAGAGAATTTCTTAATGAAACCATATTTTCATATTTAGATATTGTCCACTTCCTAGTATTCTCTTCATGTTCAAAATGAGGAATATCATCTCTTACTTTAATATTAAAGTAAGGAATTTCTTTACTTATATTTTTCCAAATTTGTAAAACTTCAATAATTGTAGTGTCATCTGGAGAAACTTCAAAAACAAAACCTATATTAGATATATCTACAGACTGAGTTAAAACATCTCTAATCCAATGATGAATAATCCATTCACGCTTATAAATCGGACAACCTAATAAAATTTTCATACCTCAACTACTTGCTCCTCAGTAGTTTTAGTAGATTTTCCTTTTGTCTTTGAAGTGAAATCAGCTTTATCGAAAGATTGAATTGAATCAATTTTCATACTAAGATCATTGACATGATCGATTAAACCATTTAAAAGTTCAACTAAAATATCTAAAGACAATCTAGTTTGACCATTATTTACAGCATTATTAAATGCTTCTTGTGCATCATCTGTCCGTACATTATTAATTAAATTCTCATTAGACAACTTAAACTCAAGTGACATTTCATTCCTTTACATCATTTTCCGTTGTGTAAACAACAGTATAGTCTTTTTCTAAAAGATTTTCAACAGCATGAAGTAAATTGTTGTCAGATCTCTTAATATCAGGAGAAGTTTTTCTACCCTGTTGATTAGCAGGACGGATAGTATTACCTACCCCTTTCCTATTATTAGGTAAGTTTCTTTGCCCTGTGGAAGCTGACTGTTGTTTATCCCCATTTTTAGCGACATCATTCATCTGCGTCTGCTGATTTGCTTTAACCATTTGCTTAGCCTGAATTTCAGATTGTGCTGTACTAATATCGATTTGCACTTTGCCCTGAATTGCCGCAAATAGTTCTTTATCATCAAAGTCTGGATCTAAACCAAGTTCAATTCTTGTTTCAGATAATGTAATAACAGAATTAGTATACTTCTGGATTATATGAGTTTCTTTCTTTACCTGAGTATCCACATCTATCTCATTAAACTTGAAATAACACCTATCGGATGTAGAGTCTTCTAGTGGATTTGTTACAGGATCAAATCCGCCCTCCAACAGAAGCTCATTAAGAATGTGAACTCTAACCATTTCAGAAAACATCTTTTGATACTGTTTTACTTTATCGTAAAGGGCTGTATCTAACCTATCTGTAACCGATCTATTGCCACCATTCATCACCATACCAAGATGATGTGGAGCAACACCTAAACCAACAGCGACTCTTTCTTTAAAATGCTCAAGATATGCAGATGCATCCAATCCAGCCTTACCAGAGTTGACAACATCTATATTATGACGATGAGGTAGAATAAGGCCACCTTCAGATCGCATATTCTCAATTTCCATAGCAGCATTTGTGATCTCGTCAGGTTCAGCTGGCTGCTCAGGAGTGCCAATCGTATACTTGTATAACGGAAATAGCTCTCTATGAACAAGATTTTGGATATCTTCTTCCATCTGCCGAAGAGCAATAACATCATCTAATACTGAACTTAAAAAGGGAGTACCAAAAGCTCTACCAGTTTTCTTATCAGAATAAAAATGAACAACCCTATCCGCAGTCCATACTGGATCCTTCTCTGAAGGAGAATACGTTGCCGGATCAGTCATCTGCTGATAAGACTTAGGCCTATTGAACTTATCGCGCAAAATTCGAACTTGTTCAGTAGGAATAAGGTAATAACCGACAACTGGCATGCCGCCATTTATGGCGTCTAACTTAGAAGGGAAGAACTGAGAGATATCTCCACGAGCTTTTACAATAAAAGCATTAGCAAATTTGAAAAGTTGGTCTGATATTTCAGTCAACAAATCCAGGAAAGGTCTTTTCATAGCCATTTCCATAAAATCTATTCTCTGATAAAGATATGAAACAGCCTCAGGATTCTCCCCTACTATTTTCCAGCCCTCTTTCCAAAAGAGTTCACGATATTTAGCTAAAGCCTGCTTTACGTAAGAATCTGTATCCGCAGCCTGCATAATACGATCAAAATCGAAAGGAGAAGGTTCAAAAGTTGCCCTGGTATTATAATAGTACGTTGACCCCTGGAAACCAAGAGCCAACGCAGCTACCTTCATAATTTTATTTATAGAACTGATCTCTTCTGGATCAAGAGCTTTAGCTATTATTGTTTGATTAGGATTGTCAACTTGCCTAAAAGGTAAAAA